TGCGAACAGAACTTAAAGGAAGCGATGGAACATCTTGACGAGATAAATGAAGAAGTGGTGTTTCTAACTAAAGAATACCACTTACTTCTCAAAGAATTAACAAATTTAACAAAGGAAAAAGAATGAGAATTAGTAAGCATATCGCTATAGGCATGGAAGCCTGTGGCAGTAAAATAATAAGAATAATCAAACCTACTGACACCAGTGCGTATCAAATGCAGTGGCATGGACACTATAGGTTTGAAAATCCAAAGTGGTATGACATTGAGTTAGAAAATGGTAGAGTAGTCAAAGATAAAGACTTATACCAAGTAATCTCACCTGAAGGTCATATAAGTTTGGAGGTGTACCAATGAGTAAGATAAACGATTATGCAAGGTTTGTAGACTCCTGCACATCTGAAACAAGTAAAGATACGACTAAACTTGCAGACAGATTGAATATCTTAATGGGACAGCACGCCACAAGAAATGGTAAACTAATAGAGTGCGATTTCGATATGGCAAGATTATTAACATCAGTTATCGGTATGATGGCTGAGAGTGGGGAATTTGCTGAAGTTGTGAAAAAGAAAGTGTTTCAAGCAGATACACAGTTCACAAACGATGAAATTTTCCACATGAAAAGAGAACTAGGCGACGTATTGTGGTATTGGGTGCAAGGATGCATCGCGCTTGGTTTCACTCCAGACGAAGTTATGGACGAAAACATTAACAAACTAGAAAAGAGATACCCGAATGGTTTCGAAGTAATTAGGTCTGAAGTAAGGGCAAAGGGTGACATATGATATTAGAAATTATATGGAACTTCTTTGCAGTAGTAGGAATTTTAACAACAATCGGTATCGGTATAGGTATCGCAATAATGTGGGAGAACATACGATAATGGCAAATCATGTATATTTTAATATCTCTGTAGAGGGATTAAATGATGAACAGTGGAGCTCACTGTTCAAAACAGAAGAAAGAACAAACAAAGACTATGAAGGTAAAGATTATACTTTTACAGACTTAGTTGAGATAGAGCATCAACCATTTATGGAAAATGTAGATAAAGAGTTTGATGATGATAATTTTTTAATGAACGCTTATAACTGGTACTGTGATAATGTAGGTGCGAAGTGGTGTCACATCGAAGAGTGGGAAAGCAATATGATTACTGGTTATAGTGCTTGGACTACACCCTATGAAATGGTAAACAATCTAATGGAGTATGCAAGTAATAAGTATCAAATCGAACTTAGTGCAAAAATGACCTATGAAGATGAGTTTAGAAACTTCATTGGAGTAGACTATTTTGAAACCTATGAAGATGAAGATGGTAAATATTACTCTGCTCATGACGAAAACTATGTAGATGGCAACGACCTAAATAGAGTAGTAGAAGAACACTTCAACTGTGATGTATCTAATGAAGACTTTGATTGGTGGGATGAGCGAGAAAACCAATATGGTGAAATGCAAGAACCTTCAGAGTTCGCTGACGATGTAGTATATGAATTTTTTGAAACAGGAGAGTGGACAAGATGACAGAATATACTGAATTAGTAGAAAAGCGAAGAATATATCTGGATGCAGAAGAGTGGGGAAATAAAGTAAGTATGCACTATGTCTGTAAAGGAGTCAATAAAGGTGACTTAGGATATGGCGAAGGTTATTTTATTTACTACAACAATGGTGCAGTTCACAGAATAGATGGTGGTAGCAAGATAACAATAGTACAAAATCAAAATCCTATTGTAGATGTAATAGACGATTACATAAGGAGTCAACAATGCTAACAATGAGTGATGGACTTATAAGCGCAGTCGAGTATGATTATGAAAAGAATGAAGTATTAGGTTTCGCTGAGAATGATAATATAAGACTGCTGATGAAAAAATGGTTATTAACAAGAGAGGAAGTGCTTAATATAGTAAGAAATCTAAGCAAACCTGAAGAAGATTTATTAGGAGAAATAGTATGAGTGTAAACTATACGGAACAGCAAGTGCAGCATATGATAGAGGAGTATAAAAATAACCCTACAAGAGAAACAGTAGAGAATCTTGCAGAGGAATTAGATAAGAGTGTAAAATCTATCATAGGTAAGTTGAGTAGAGAGGGAGTCTACCAAAAGACAGTATATAAGACTAAAACTGGTGAAGACCCTATCACCAAAAAAGAATTAGTAGAAGAACTATCGGATTTAGTGGGAATTGAATACTCCATGATAGCGGGGCTGGAGAAAAGCCCAAAGATAGACTTAAAAAGATTAGTAGAAATTCTAAAGGAGTAGTAAAATGAGGTATGCAAAAGTATTACCAAACAACCAAAAGCTAAGGGAAATCATAGACAGATATGGACCTTACTTTGAAGTGGTAAGTGAACCAAGAGTTCTACCACAATTGAAGAATCAAATGGCAATCACTCTGAGAGATGCCGACTTCACATTCACAACAGAGGTTCGTAACATACGAATCGTTCAACCAGACTAAACCTGCAGCGGGTGTATCACGAACTAAGTGATGCACTCAAGCCTGTGGCGGGTGCAATACAGACTAAGGATAATTTTCTTAAACTTGTACTTTAACCCACATAATTTAGTTCAGTCAATAACCCTTTAAAAAATTTTGAGTTGGCGATAATTACGTTAGCTTTAAACGTAGTTGTAGTTAAGTTGTTTGAAAGTTTGGGATTGGTGAAAAGTCGTTATGAGATAGTTGACTTTTCTTTGGTGTGATATGATTGACAAAAACAATATCGTAACCTCTCTCGCTAAATAATATAAATTACAAGGTGAGCTCTTACGCTTAGGCGACGAGCTCAATTGAAATGTAATTTCATTATAAGCGAGACTTACGAGAGACGATAAATCGTTGTTTGTCGTAGTATCTATCTTGAATTAGATAATAATATTTTACCACAATTTTACCAAAAATGCAAATTCTATTTTTCGTAGGGGTATGAAAGTGTGTTTTCATTTAGGTTCGTGAAATGGAAAAATATTTTATACTTTCTTCTCGTGGTAGACTTTTGATGTATTTTTTTAAGTGTTTTTACTACCAGAAAATGACTCTCTTTCGAAAGTGCTTTCACAAAAAATTTTAAAGTTCTATTGTGATACCGTGTATGGTTGATAGTCGTTTTGGTGGGAAGTTGTGTTTCTCGGGACGAAAAACAGTAGTGGTTTCCATTCAACAAAAAATTTACTTTCTGTATCTCGGGCGTTTTTCAGTGTATTTACGAAACTCGTTAGTAAGCTTTTGCTGTCGCTTAACCGCAGCTGCCTTTGCTTTCTTTCGTTTCTCGGTAGGTTTTTCGTAGTGTTGAAGTTCTCTTATTCTATCTTTAAAGCCATCGTTCTCGAGTTTTCTACGAAGTATTCGAATTGCTTTTTCGGGCGACATTCCTTTACAATCAACTCTCATTTAGACCCTGCGCTCTTGTTAGCCGAGTCAAGTCATTTGCAATGTTGCATTGATTATCTACAGTAGCTCTTACGAACTTCTGTACCCATGCCATATCAAACACAAAGTCTTGATTTGTAGTATTTAAACCTTGCTTTTGACATTCTATAATTATTGCTTTCATAACTTTTTCTGATATTTCTTCTGACTGCCTCATTCTTGGGAAATCAATTACTTTATCCATCTCGTCTCCTGTGAAATGTCCATCCTCTTTTGCGAAGATAATTAACTTGTGATGTTATGGAACCTGTAGACCTTGCCAGTTTGGAAGAGAGTTCTGTCAAAGGCATTGTGTTATACAAGTCCTTAAGCTTCTGTTTCTCTTTGGTAGTCCATGTTCCCTTTCTAAATAACATACTCTTATTATATCAAAAATTTAAGCAAGTGTCAAGAATTATTTTTAGCATCCATAAAATATTACTTGACTTATGGTTATAAATTGTATATAATATACGTAGGAGAAAAAATTATGGAAACAATGGATTTAGCGTATTTAATAGTTCTTTGTGCGAGTATAAATATTAGTTATCTAATAGGTAAGAGACTCGGTATAGAAGCAACAATAGATTATTTAGAG